GATGATTGTTTTGTGGTTGTTGTTGAGGTGGTTGATAATTGTTTTGTGGTTGTTGTTGAGGTGGTTGATAATTATTTTGTGCTTGTTGAGGTAGTTGATAATTGTTTTGCGGTTGTTGTTGAGGTGGTTGATAATTGTTTTGCGGTTGTTGATAATCTGATTTTGTAAAATCAATATTAGTCTGTGTTTTCGGCACATTAATATTATTTCTTTCTGATTGTATTTTTTTTAATCTATCTTCAAAATTACTATTATCTTCAAATATTTCAGTTTCTACTAATGGTTTATCTATATTATCTAAACTATATAAATTATCATTAGAATCATTAAGTAGTCCTGAAAAATCTTGATTAAAATGCATAGAGTTCATATTTTTAAAATCAGGCGCACCAGAATGTGTTTGCGGTATAATATTAGTTTTTGTTTGTGGCATAATATTAGTTAGTGATTCTTCTTGTTTTATACTTGTTTTTTTTGGTTTTAAAAAATCTGGAGTGGTTGGCCTTTGTTGTTTTAAACTAAGTTCATTATCTCTAGATTCTTGTACAACTTGCATACGTGTTTTAATATCATCTATGTTTTTATCACTACTATAATTATTAAATACATTTTGCGTATTTCCTGTTTTAATTGGTTCTTTTATCATTGATAAATTATCACTCATTGGTTTAAATGCATCATCAAAACTATTAGTATTAGCATTTAAATTAAAATTTAATCCTGGATTAGTATTTATTAATGTTGGTTCTTTTACAGGTTGATTAGTTTTTGTTGATTCAGGTCTATCCATTAATTTATTTCCTTTATTTGGATTAGATGTGAAATCGCGTTGAAATTTTAAATCAGTTGGTGATTTTAAATAATTTGTATGTTTATTAATATCATTTATTGTTTGATCTAATGATATTTTTTTAAATTGTGTATGAATTGATTGGATATTTGATTGATTTATTTTAGATATATCTAAATTTTTATAAACTAGTTTCATATTTTTAATTAGTATATCTATTATTTCTTGTTTGCTTTCGCGTGGGAGATTTTGCAATATCTGATTTTGTAATATTACTTTATTTAATTCTGAAATAGTATCTTTTGCAAAAAATATATTTTGAATTTGTGTTTGCTCTGAAACTCCATTTAGTTCAACTCCACGGGCGTTAAATGACATTATTGAATAAAATAGGTTTTATTTTTAAACTTTTTTTAAATTAATTAATGCGTTTATTAGTTAAAGATTAAATTAATTTATTGTTAAAATAATTTAATCTGAATTATAATCATTTTGATTAATATCTTTCTTATCATCTAGTATAGGTGTTCCTGTTTTATTAAGGATTTTATCCCATGGAGGATTATATATATCTGTTTGAGAATATTGATCTTGATTTAAAACACCATGAATTATTAATGACATTTTAGCAGCATTTTGTTCACCTTCTTTTTTTGACGACCCAACGCCATAACTAATACATCTTTGTTCAAGAGAGTCATTAGGTTGAACATTTTGTTTTTCAACACCCATAATATATTTTCTTTTATGCGGCGGTCCTTCAATATAAATTGTAATATACTGTGGGAATGTCCATTTATTTTGATGATGAATTCTTAATAATTGATCTTTATAATTATTATCACAATATAATTTTTCGGAGTAATCAACTAATGTTTCTAATAAATTTACAATTAAGTATAAACAGGGTTCAAAACCATTTGATAAAAATAATGCAGCAATAAATGATTCAAACACATCTTCATGAATTTTTTCTAAATTACGCCCATTCATTAATTCAATCTGTTTACTAATAATAAAAAATTTATTTAATCCAATTTCTTTTGCCATCTGTGAAAGTGTATTTTTATCTTCTAATTTTGTTTGTAATCTTGTCATAAATCCTTCTTCTTGTTTAGGATATCTATGAAATAAATACATTGATACAACCACTTTTAAAACTCTATCACCTAAATATTCTAATCTTTCATATGATTTATCAAATAATTCTAGTAAATTAGAAGGATTATTTAATTCATTCTTGGCCATATTTAAAATATGTGATGGATAAATATCTTTTACACAATATGATTTATGTGTAAATGCTTGTATGAAATATTCAATATGATTTATTTTATTAATACTTACATTACATTTTGCTAAAATTTCTATAATATCTGCTTCAGTTATTAATTTATTATTAATATTATATGGGATATGAATTGTTTCATCATCACCATTTTGATTTGTAATAATAAACCCATCATTAATATAATTAGTTTTAGTGTTCATTTCTATATATATTAAAATAAGTATTTCTATAAATAAAAAATCAATTTTTCTATTATTCATTTGTAGGCACAGGTAGTATATTTTCAATAATATCCTTATATGTCATTAAACGTGCTTTGCAACAATATCGTCTAAGATTTGCATCAAGTACTAATTTACTTAATTTATTTTCTTTTTCTTCTACTGATAATTTAGGATTATTACAAATTAATGTTTTATTTTTTTCATATTCAATTACTTTTTGACCTAAAAAATAACCACATGTTGGACAAGTTAAATAAAGCATATTGTATTATTAAATTATAATATATTATATTTTTTTAATTCAATTTTTACATTTCAAGTGTTTAATAAAAAATTGAAAATATAACTATTTATATATTGCAATATAATATACATACAAAAGCCATGTCTGACCTCATGACTGCCTCTAACAGGTTCCTCAGGAAGGCACTTGAAGACGCAGAATCGGAGGTTCTTACAGGTTTTCTCCAGATTGAGTGTTGGATCGTGGTAGATGCATTACTCTCTGGATTCCAACAACTGAAGGAATTCATAAAAGCACGCGGCGGAAATGACATGGATGCCTGTTGTGATCGCATCGACCAAGTAATTGCGTTTTATACACAACTTCGGGTTGAATGCAAATCTGCAATTTCCCGCACGCGGACGCCCTTGCAAATGTCTGAAGATGGTGACTCGATGATTGGCTATTGTGAGTCATCATTGATTCTCTCAGAAACAGAATTTGGACGACATTTATTCGGCGTTCAAAGTGCCAAGTATCCATTCTGGCCGGCGCAATCAACCTTTTTTCAGGAAGGTGAAGAAGAACCGGACCTCGATTTTGGACTATGTGTGACGGTTGAAGAACTTGTCACAAAGGCATTAGACTTTTGCATTAATGGATGAATGCACTCCTATCATAGATTCTTGTAGTTGTTTACCTCCTATAAGACTTGCATAATATTATGCATAAAATTAAATAAAATTAATTTTTATAAGAGGCGGATAAAGTGCTACTTTTTCTACCAATATATTGTTATATTACAATTATTAGACTTTACGAATTCTGCAAACAAGTCCTGCAGAATCTCTGTCTATGACAAAATTATCTCTTAATGTAATGATTTGTAAATTATCTTTAAAAGCTTCTAAATCAGTAATAACTTTATTAGTTCCATAATAAGAGTGTTCTAATATTTTTGTTGTTGAATCAAATTCTAACAAATTATGTCCCATAGATACACACTGAAAACCATCAACACAAATGTAATGTCCAGTTTCCAAGACAATATTATATAACCATTTTATTTGTGTTGGCATCATAAAACTATACTGATTATTAGATTCATTTGTTAGTTCAATTGGAAAGATCCATTTTTTTTTAGAATCATCATATATAGGATGCCAAGGTGTAATAACTAATCCACCAATATGACACATATCTACCATATTTTTTACTCGCATTCTAATTATATATTTAATTTTAACACTGTTAATTCCATCATAATATAATTCTTCAGTTCCATCTAATGTTTCAACTGTTGATTCTGTTCCATCTGCTAATAATATTCTAGAACCATATGCAAAACATCCACTATCTAAATAAGTTCTCATATCTGGATTGGTTCTAGTTGGACTAGACGGTCTTGGATTCATTGTATATGATCTATTTGGTATTTGTCCCGATGGCTTTGGTGGTGGTATCTTACAAAATTTGTCAAATCCATCAGCAATTAAATTTTTAAATTCTGGACAGCCATAATATTGCACACTCTTATCTTTAAAATTATGACATTTGCGATTCATATGTGCGCTATATAATGATAATAAATAATGTTTTCCCCACTTTTTCCAATAAGAATTATTTATTGCCAAAAATATTTGTCCTTCATCTTTATCAAGAGAATATAAATCTTTGTATAATTCTATAAACATATTATAAGATTCAATAGGTTTTTCTTCTACCTTAAATCTATTAATAATTTTTTCAATATATAATTTTAAATGTTCATATAATGATAATCGTAATTTATCTTGACTATCTACAGATTTACATATACTATTTAATATTTGACATACATGATATCTAGTTAATTCATATAATATAGCCGAATCAATATCTTTTTCTAAAGTTATAGCTACACCAGTGTCTTCAACTAATTTAATCTTAAATTGATTATTGTCGCTTAATAGTGAATTAGCAATACAACAAATACTAACAGGTCCTACCATTGATGCATCTGGCATAAAATGATAACGTCCATTATTAGTGAAATTACATAGTGTAGATAATAATCTTGAATCATTTTCATTAGACAAACCGAGCGCATGTAATGAAATTTTTTTATATTGTTCATTTTTATAAAGATTTTGAAAACAATATTCAATTCCACCAGGTGGATGAATATTTGCTTCTCCATCACTTAATAAGTAAATTTCATCTGGTAGTTCCAAAGCTTTACCCTCATTATCTAAATTATATGCTGCATTTAAAGCAGCCCATATATTAGTGGAACCATATGGATATACCTCTGCTAGTTTATTTTTAATTGTTTGTTTATTATCAATTGTTAGTTTGCATGTTAGTAAGCGCTTAGCATTGTCATTAAATGTAATAATGGTAAGTGTATCATTTTCACCCAACATTTCTATTATTAAATATATACAATGTTTAATCAAATCAAATCGTGAAAACCCATCACACTCGCGATCTTGAACGGTGCATAGAGTATTCATTGATGCTGAAATATCAATACATAATGTAATATTTCTAATTTGTCTTGTATTTTTACCGGATTGATTAATAATTATATTATATAGTTTGCTATCAAAGGAGCTGTGGACAATGTGTGCCATGTTTTTAATAATAAATGAATAATTATATTATATAATTAAAAATCAATTTTTAATTTATATATATATATAATGACTACTATAGCACCTATAAAAAAAACTGCACAAAATACAACTAATAAATCAGATAGGGAATTAGGTAATAAATTTGATATAAAACAATTTAATAAAAAGTTTGATGAAAACGATAAAATAATAGAAGAAGAAAGACAATTTATAAAAAGTGATGATAATAATAAATATGATGAAATAATAGGAAATAAACTACCTCATGAAAAATCTATTGAAGATATTATTATTAGTATTAAAGATATGTTTTATAAAATAATGGAATTATTATTAAATAGACAAAATCCAATGGAATATATTTTTTCAACGCCTGATAGGCATTTTGCATTTGCATTGCTATTAATAATAATAGGCGGATTGCTACTGTTATTTAGTAATATATTAAATTAAACGGGAATCCGTATTATATTTATATAATAAAGTTTAATTTAATATTTTTTATCTTATTAACTAATAATGGATAATATAAATACATTAAATGATTTAATAACACACAAAATTAATAAGATAGTTCTTAAATTTGTAAATATATCATTAAAAGAAAAAATACATTCTGTTGTTAGAGACTTTTTTCCAAAATTAAATAATGAAGATATAAACATTTTACAAACATTAACAACATTTATAGTAGATTTAATATCATTTAAATATCATTTTGATAAAACAAATCAAGACTATAAAGAACAATGGACTCAAAATAATAATAGAGATATTAAAGGTGTTATTTTATTATTATTACCTTTTATAGATGATAAAGAAAATGGATATTTATTAAAATCATTACAAGATTTAAATCATTTATTATATAATACTGAAACTGAAAAAGATTTTAATAAAAGTAATTTTATATCATCATCTATATTAAAATTATCACGAGATGATGAAGAAGTTAAAAATAAATTTAAATATGGTAATATGGCAATTGGATTATTACAAAAATTTACAACACAATCATTTATTTTAAATTTATATAATAATAATGAAAAATTAATTCATACAATAATTCATAATAATTTTTCAGGATTATTACAAACTCTTGATATAATGAATGGTAAATTATATATTAATTGGATTAATATAAATCCATTAAATTTACCTAATTATAAAGCTAGTCAATTATTTAAACAAACAAAGATGGCTCTAAGGAATTTTAGTACTAAA